TCAATCAACTGTTTCGACAACAATAAATGGAGTGACTTCGAGATGGACTGGTTTATCAAATTCAAAACCAAACTGGAAACAAACAACACCGGGAGCAGCATTTCAATTTACAGAAACTTACTCTGGTCCGGGTTTAAGCAATCAGACGATTATTCAAAGAGAGACGGTCATAGAAAGCGTAACAGAAACCACCTCCATTTTTTCCCAATAATTGCATTATTATTTGCCTCACCAGTCAATGCTGAAACCGTTGGTGGTGTATCGGCAACCGCAAGTCCTGTGGCAAATAGTTCAGGCTCGGTGACCAATCAGGCAATTCAGGTTTTACAAGGCCCATATATCACTAACACATACGGAAACGGAATTCAGTGTCAAGGACCCACTCGCAATTTTACTCCGTATGTTACAGGAAGTATTTCTGCAGCAAAACCTTATGAACCATATTATATGGATCCAGTATATGATGTCACCGATAATTTTGGTGCCTTTGATGATGATGGCAATCCGATAGGAGATGGTGTTTTAGATAATCCTGGTGATATATTATTTCGTAAAAAAACTAGAACAGGTCAGAAAGATAATTACAGTTTAGGTGTTGGATTCTCAATCACATGGTCAGAACCATTAGATAAAGATTTACAAAATCTATGTAAGGATGCTGCGACGACTCAAATTAAAATGCAGCAACAACTAACTGCCAATAAGAGATTAGATTTTGAATTAGCCAGACTCAAGAATTGTGGGGATTTGATGTTAAAAGGAATTACTTTCCATCCCAAAAGTCCAATGCATAAAATATGTGCAGATGTAATAGTTAATAACCCTCCTGGACACAATCATCCACATCGTCATTCTATTCCAACAGTTACTTCAAACCGCGCTGAAGATCTCGGCGTTCCTTTAAGGAAAGAATCTTCTGTTTCTTCCCAGTAATTTTTTGAACTTTCTTGATGACCTTTTTAACTGCTGGTTTAATAGTCTTCAATAATACATCAGCAACGGGTTTTGCAAGAATTGCAGAGGTCGTTGCAATCACTGCCACTGATGTTGTCATTGTGACTGAACCTGCTCCTGGAAGTCCTTCTAAAACCTGCACAGGAAGAGATAAGTCTTCTTTGACTGCAATACATTCCTTTCCTACAGTTCTATAATCAACAATTCTTTTCTTTCCACTATCACTCACGGTTCCTATGGGTTCTGTGAGTGATTGTTTTTCTGTGGGACAAGGTAATTTGATTTCTTGCAAAGCCTCTTTAGGAATGGCATTCAGAGGCATCTCTGGGGTTTCTGGTTCCTCGTATGGTGGAGGTTTAACTACTGGTGTCTGTAAATGATCCTCCGGTTCAAAGTTCATAGGATTGTATGAAGGAACACCCGCATCACAAAATGTCAATGTTCCTTTTGGATCATCATTCACCAAGTTATCATTTCTTGGATTATTAGTGCTATGTGCTTCTACACATCCAGGAATATCAACAATAGGAATTCCAATCTGAACTGTCACTGGGACAACAGGTGGAATTGCATGAGGTGGTTCTCTAAACCAAGTATTCACATCCGGAATAGAAATTTCCGAAATGTTAATATTCTTAATTTCCATTAATCATCTAACAAATCATGAAAAAATTTTCCAATGGAATTGAAAATATGAAAGAAGAAAACATATAAAAAGAATTTTTGATCTGCTTCCTTGTTCCTACTTGACTTTTTCCTATGAGTTGATGTTGCCATAATAATTAATTAACACATCAACCCTATTTAGGGGAGGGGTATTGCAGGTCCGGTTGTCATGGGTGCTGCTGGTGCAGGAGTTGCCATTGGAATTTCTGGTCCTGTCACTTCTGGAAGTTCTGGCATCGCAGCATCTAACATACCAGGAAGGGCATCAGTAATTGCTTCTACTGCCGCATTCGCAACATTCTTTCTTACATCTTCAATCATGACATCTGCATTTTTATACAGATAAACACCACCACCAATCACGGCAAGTGATGTAAGTCCAGAAAGAAGTGCGATTACATTAATTACTTTTTGCATTTTGGTAATTGCGGTTGTCCAATACTAGCATTTTTATTTCCAACTGCCATCATTCCAGAAGTTAATAATAAAATAAATCCAAAAACATATAATGTAGGAATCATTCCACTAAAGTGCCATGAGCACGACGAATTTCACGAAGTTCCTCAAAGTTCTTTTGCTTGGTTCCACCATCATATGCCCAGGCATATCCTTCGGCAATCATTGCTTCGTTGAGAGACAATTCTGCATCCCCAATGTATAACCACCCAAGAAGACGGCCATACTTGCCGACGCCACCAACAAGTTCAGTCCTAACAGACAACTCATCATCACCAGAAATAGCACCCTCCAGTTTCTCTTTGAGCCAATTTGTGGCATCATATCCGAGTGCCTTTTCTTCTTCATCCCTAGTACGCTTCTCCGGAGTATCCACTCCTGCGACTCGAACTCTTTCTTTCTTATAGAGATCAAATCCCAAATCAATTGTGACATCAATCGTGTCTCCATCAAGCACTCTGTTAATTTCAACTACCCTAAAATTATAGCAGGACTTCCTGCTGGGCGGAACCATAGCACCCATAAAAATACCTCATTTTCTTTTTCTATTTAGATGTGCCTCACTCATTTTCTTTTTAGTTTCTTCTGAAAGTTTAACACCTTTTCTACTTGGAGGTTTTACATTAGGACTATTTCTCAAAGTTTTCTTATACTCTTCAGACATCTTCTTACCTTTATTCCAAGGAACTCTGCCTTTGTTAGCAAGACCAGTTTTTCTACCAGATTCTTTTTGTATTTCTTTATTCATCCTTGCAGATTTTTTACCTGCTTCACTCAATACTCTTTTGACGATTTCTTCTTTGCCTATCTGCCCCGATAGTCCCATCCAAGCAATTTTATCCTCTTCTCTACCATATTCTTCATAAAGTTTCTTATGTGCCTCTGCGTGTTCTTCTATTGTAAGTTCTACAAGATTAGAAGGGTCGTCAGTTCCACCCATATGTTTTGGAATAATATGATGAATATGTTTCATATAATATGGGAGCGATGATAAGAGTATTTATAATTTTCATTGCTCCCATTTTTTGTCTCCTGTGCGTTTGCTGCAATACCAATCACAAATGCACCAACTGCAATTACAGCTGCCGCACCCCATACCCATCTTTCCAATTGTCGAACTCTGGTTTTAAGTTCGTCAATATTTTTTTCAAGACGCTCATAATCATCTTTACGTGTCATTCTCTCTTCGAGACCAATGACTCGTTCTCTCATACTACCAAAATAATTTTCCAAAACAGCAATTTGTTTATCCTGTTCTGCATCTTTATTTGTCAAGTCGCTCATCGTCCATCTCCGAATAAGCCATTTTCATAATAGTATATATGTAGTATGCCACTCCAAACAAAAGGAGCACCATGCAAACAATGATGCTCCAAGTTACGTCATTAATATCATTTAAAGGTCTAAGTATTAAGTTCATATCTATTCTACAATGCGATTTTAAGCCATGGAAATAATGGTTCAATCACTCCAATGAGTCGAAGAAGACCCTCAGCAAAAAGTGCAAGAACAACCCAACCAACACACATGCTGATAATTCCAGCATTACGATTATGTTTTCGTATGGCATCATCAATCATCTCCTGCACTTCTTCTTTAGTTACGTACTCTGGTGGTGGTTCTATATCAGAACCCCATTTACTTAAAAAGTTTTTCATTTGTGGTTTTTAGAAAAAGGTTCCCAGTGTTCCCAACCATATTTGTGGACTGCCCACATACCTAAAATAGGAACAAAGATAAGAAAAAATGACATAACACCTAGAAGTGCTGGTGTCTCCATTACATTTCTGACTAACCCAATCATGCCGGATAATCCCATTTAGTAATTTGTTCTACTTTGTTCCAAGGGCCCCAATAACCTTTTTTGTAAATATAAGGTGCGGTTCTTACAGGACAAGAATCACCAGTACAAAGAAGATCATCAACAATTCTCCATGATTCCGTCACCTCATCGGAATGAACAAAGTGTGATTGATCATTATTAATTGCATCAAAGAATAATTTCTCATAACCATCCACACCCA